TGCCTATAAGCATTAGGTATCTGGAGAATAAATATGCCTAGAAGGAATGACCCTGCTTGGTATTTGGATAAAGTGAGGAGAACAAAAGTGACAAAGAAGGCGGAGGGTATAGTAGATAAGATGTTTAATGTAGCGGAAGATACAACACCGATTAACTTGACCAGTTTGGGTAGACAGGTTGGTGGAGACCACTACAAGAAACATACAATACAACCGTGGGATATTATAGATGAGTACAAGCTAGATTACTATGCAGGCAACGCACTGAAGTATCTACTACGTAACAAGGATAATAAGAAACAAGACCTAGAGAAGGCTAAACACTACTTAGAGAAGATGATTGGGGACTTATAATGGCAGAAGCCCAACTACTACAACCAAAAGAAACGTATACCATTGACTACCCACAAGCAATTGCTTATGCAGAAGCTCAACAGGACATCTTCTGGACAGCCAATGAGATTGAGATGGAGAAGGACTTACATGGACTACGTACTGACTTAACAGAAGCTGAGTATCATGCAGTGACAGAGAGTCTAAAGTTATTTACGTTATATGAACTAAAGGTTGGGGACTATTGGTTAGACTATGTGTTCAAGAAGTTTAAACGACCTGACATACAACGCATGGCAGCTACCTTTGGTTTCTTTGAGTTGAATGTACATGCACCCTTCTACAACAAAGTGAATGAAGTATTGGGTTTAAACACAGATGAGTTCTACGAGAGCTATAAGAAGGATAAGAGTTTATCAGAACGTATGGACTGGTTAGACAATGCATTCGGAGATGATGTAGCTTTTAATGTAGCCCTAGCATCTATCATTGAAGGAGCTATCCTATATTCTAACTTTGCCTTCTTTAAACACTTTCAATCTGAGGGTAAGAATAAGTTAGTGAATCTAACAGCAGGTATTAACTTTAGTGTACGTGATGAGAACCTACACTCCGAGGCTGGTGCTTGGCTTTTTAATACTTTGATGGTTGAGAGTGGCGAGACAAGAGAGAAGTACAGCGAGAGGCTCTTATATGCAGTCTCAGAGGTATATAAGCATGAGGTAGCTATCATTAAGAAGTTATTTTCTAAAGGAACTATCAAAGGTATAACTCAAGAACAGATGGAACACTTTGTACAAGCTAGGTTAGACCTATGTTTAAACCAACTAGGGTATGAACCTAAGTTTAAACCTAAGTACGACCCTATATCTAAGTGGTTCTATAAGAATATTAACAGTGGGCAACTACATGATTTCTTCCACAAGCAAGGTAACAACTATAACAGAGATTGGAAAGAAGGGGGTTTCAAATGGTAAAGAGTATTTATAAAGAGTTAAGTAAAGAACGTAAAGACCTACAGGCTATTGGTAGATTACCTGAATGGATGACAACACCAGCATGGCAACTACTAAAGGAGAAGTATACTACCGATGAGTACCCTGACCTATATTCTATATACAAACGAATTGCTAAGAGTGCAGCTAAGCACACAGTGGGAGGGAGTGAAGGATATTACGAACGGGTGTTCTTTAACCTTATGTGGCGAGGTTGGCTTGCATGTAGTACTCCCGTTCTAGCTAACATGGGTACAGAGAGGGGTTGCCCTGTCTCTTGTTCTGGTAACTTCGTAGGTGATAGTGTCTATGACTTCTATGAATCCCAGAAAGAGATTGCTATCCTTACTAAGAATGGTTTTGGTACTAGCTCTTACTTAGGGGACATCAGACCTAGAGGTACACCTATCTCTGCTGGTGGTAGTGCATCAGGTGTTCTACCTGTACTAAAGGACTTTATCCAGTTGAGTAGAGATGTCAGTCAAGGTAACACTAGACGTGGAGCTTGGGCAGGATACATTGAGATTGAACATGGTGACTTCTGGGAAATCATTACTCACCTACAGAACAATCCTGATGACTTCAATTTAGGTTGGATTATATCAGATGACTTTATATCTAAGTTAAACAAGGGTGACAAAGAAGCTATTGAGAAATACCAAAGGTGTCTGAAGGTTAAGATGTTGACAGGTAAGGGCTACTTCTTCTTTAACGATAAGACACATGCTCAACAACCTCAAATGTATAAGGACCAGAACCTAAGATGTACAGCTAGTCAGCTCTGTACTGAGATTACATTACATAGTGATGAGTTCCATACTTATACTTGTGTACTAAGTAGTATGAATTTATCTAAGTATGATGAGTGGAAAGATACAGACGCAGTACAACACGCTATTATCTTCCTAGACTGTGTAGCTGAAGAGTTCATCCACATGGGTAGGGGTATCAAAGGTCTTGAGAAAGCAGTAAGGTTTACAGAGAAGTCCAGAGCTTTAGGGTTAGGGGCACTTGGATACCATACTTACCTTCAAGACAACATGATTCCTTTTGAATCGTTTGAAGCACATCAAGTTAATAAAGAGATGTTTAGTCACCTTAAGAAAGAATCTGATAAGGCTACTAAGAAGTTAGCAGAGTCTCATGGTGAGCCAGAGTGGTGTAAAGGTTACGGAGTGAGGAACTCACACTTACTAGCTATTGCACCTAATACGTCTAGTGCTCTTGTTTGTGGTAGCGTATCTCAAGGTATTGAGCCAGTCTATAAGAACGCTTACGTACAAGGTAGTGCTGGAGGAGAGATAAACAGACTTAATCCTACACTACTTAGACTGATGGAACGTAAGGGTGTAGACGTAGAAGAGGCTATCTTGGATATGATAACACATGGTGGTAGTGTACAGCAGGTGGGTTGGTTAGACGAGAAAGAGAAGGAAGTCTTTAAGACAGCCTTTGAGATTAACCAAGAGAGTATCATTCGGTTAGCCAGTGCAAGACAACGTTACATTGACCAAGCACAAAGTATTAATTTATTCTTCCCAGCAGATGAACGAGAGGAAGTCATTAGTCAAGTACATAAGTTAGCCTTTAACGATAAGTATATTAAATCTTTATACTACATTAGAAGTGAAGCTGGAGTACAAGGTTCAACAGGAGAATGTGTAGCCTGTGAAGGGTAGATAAGAAGGGAAGGGAGGGGTAAAAACCCCCTCTCTCTCTCTTTAGTAAACCCTCGCATCACTCTCATGGTTATATTCTTGCGGTCCTCTCCCCCCACCTAATGCGTCTCTATCCATACCTAATACAGCAGCAGTATTTTGCTGTACGCCATCAACCGTCTGAGCGGTAAGTGGTGCAGTGGTTCGATTGATGGTAGGTGCAGTTAGGACTCCAACCTTCTGCAATATTTCTTGAGTTTTTGTTTGACCAGCCATGACCCTTTGAGGACCTTGCTTGGCAAGGAATCTACCAAACAACATTCCAGAAGCTATACCTGCAGCACCCCCACCACCTAAGCCCAGGATGGAAAGACCTCCCACTACTGAACTAACGGTCGCCCCTAGAATCCCTGTAGCGGCAAGACCAGAAAAGATACTAACACTATCATCTGATGCACTTGTTGCTTTTATATCTGCTAGTCTTTCCTTCACATCATTCTTAGCTTCTCTTACCTTATTAAAAGCTTTTGCTTCTGAGGCTACCACTTGTTGATTCTCTGTCTTTATGAACTTCTGACTTTGTTCAGCATTAAGCTCAAGTTTTCTTTCTTCTTTAGCGAGGTCATTCTTCAGCACTTCCAATCTCTTCTTCTCTACAGCTTGAGAATTTCTTGTAAGCCTACGAGTAACATCCTCCAGAGATTTGTTGGTATTTTTTACCTGCGCGGCTAAACTTTGTGCAGACTCGAAGAGTGGAGTAGTTCCATGTCTAGCCTGAGTTGAATTTAACTTAACACCAGCCTTGAGCCATTGTTCAGGTGTAAAATCACCCCTCTGTCCAGGTGTGGAGGAAGCTTTGGTCACTGCTTCTCTTAATACCTTGAGAGTACCCCATTGGGATAATTGTCCGTTAAAATTAAGTAACGCATCACCTTTTAATTGATTCCTGATAAGTGCATCTAAAGCATCTTGCGACTTTCCATATACAGCCTTCTGTAGTGCAGCATCTGGACCATCAACAACGTTAGATAATAATATACCTAACTGAGACCTAATGGTGGATAATGCTTCACCATTAATAACACCTTTTTCAGTTTTTGAACTTATGTATTTAAATAGGTTGTTGAGTTGAGTATTTACAAACTTCTCAGAACCTATACCTACCTGAGTCCCTAAATCCTTATCTAGTATAGCCTTAATAGCCAATACCATTTTTTTAGGGGCTATATTAAAATTTCTGTCTTTAATCATAGAAAACCCTGAACTCACCCACAACTTATCTAACGCAGTTATACGTTGGTTCATATCTTTCAGGCCCATGATTTTTTTAATCACATCCTGTTCAGTGCCGCTTGGTATACTTCTTAGTATTGTTTTTACCCTAAAGTCATCCATTAATTCATCAGTAACTTTTGATAACTTCTGAGCTACCTTAGCCTCGTTCGAAGCATTAAGAGTTACTCTGGATGCCTTTGCTTGTGCAACTTCGTCTAAATTTACCGCTTTTAACAATTCTTTTTGTTCGTTCGCTTGTTTACTAATCTGAGATTTAGTACCTGCTGTTGTAGTTTTCACTTGCTCGCTTAAATCTTTCAAAACTTTGGATTTATCCACTGTTCTCTTTTCCAAATCCAAAAGATTCCTCTTTATAGGGTCTAAAACTCTGTTCTCTTGACTCTTAATAGCAGAACCACCAAAGAAAGAGTGGGAAACAATAGACCGATAAATGTCTCCTAATGCACCCTCACCCTTTTTGGTCGCTAGTGTTATAGGGATAAAATCATCCCCCTTTCCTAAGGGTGTGGCGATTTTTCTCTTAGTCAAGGCATTATACGCCATCCCACCACTCTTTAAGACTCCGTGTCCAAAGAGAGCCATTACAGATGCCGTGGCTGAGTCTTTCATATTATCTATAGTGAAACCTAGAGCTTTATCACCTGGAGAAGCCCCTAGACCATACACTGCGCCAGCTGCCATATTGGTAAGCATTGGAGCTTTGAGAAAAGCACTTCTTAATAGCCCACCTGTAGGAATAGAACCTAACACCTGCAAACCAATAGAAGCCCCCAGGTGTTTTTCCATGTATTCTTTCTCATCTGCATCTATTTCCTGCTTTAAAAGAGAGTATATCTCGCCGTAGTCCATTGTAGCTCCTTGAGCTTTTAACCGACCTGCTCCTAGATGAGCTTGTATCTCACCACCCCAACCCCAAGCGAAACCATCTATTAACATTTTAGTAGCACCTTCCGTGTCTTGCCACCACTCTTCATCTATTTCTTCCTTCTTAACCTCTTCCATGGCTTGTTTAAAGTCACCGCCGTTAAAAATAGATGTAGTTTGTAATATAGAGTCTTCTGGTGGTGGTACATCAAAGTAACTAAAGTCATCATCTAGTATAGCCATTACATTATCCCCTTAAGTATATTTGGATTTGAATTTGAATTTCGATTTGGATTTACACGTGGTCCGTATCTTTCTCTTGATTCCTGCACCAGTTTGTGTGTACGAATTCTCTGTTCTTTCAAACCTTCTATCTTCGCTCTTTGTTTATTTAGGGATACTTTATGGTCATAGACATACTTATCTTTTATTCCTAACCTCCCATATTCTTCATTCACTTTGACTTGCTTTTTTGCACCGTACTCAGTAATTTGCTCATCTGTCCATTTCAGCACCTTCTCCAGCTCAGCCTCTTGTTCTACTATATTCCTATCAGTGTGGAATAAAGTCTGAGTGGCAATGAATCCATCAGTATTACCGTATTTATGAACGTATGCTACTTTCGCTTTCATATTCTCGGCTATTGCTATTGATACATTACGCTTAGCTGTGAAATATGCTACCCACTCATCTTCAGAAGCGTCATTAGGGGGAACACCCTGTCTCGCTAAGTCAATATCTCTATCAGAAGCAACTCCTGGAGGTAACATACTCAACAAGTTTTGGAGTTGTTCACTTATTGCTGCGGTTTTGAGCCACTCTAGCTCGTCCCTAGTTCCAAACATGCCTTTCACTGCAGATATTAAGCCTCCCACCGCCCCACCAGTATACTTATCCCCAGCTTTTGAGAACCCTACTAATATCCTCTCAGCATTGTTTGCACTCGTCAATGCTTCGTTTTGAGCCACTTCACTTACCCCAACCAACTTTACCATTTCTGGCGAAAGGTCAAATGCATCAACTTTAGCCTTTAGTTCATCTTGTTCTAACTTAACCCGCGATAAGTTATTCTCTACAACGATTTCGACAGTTTCAGCCGCCCCAATATAATCCCCAGCACTAAACTTCGCAATTGCTACTCTTGTGTTTGGAGTATCAGGTAGGGCTTGGATACTAGTAAATAGAGCATTGAGACCTTGCGTACCCCCCGCAGCTTGCTGACCCTCTAACCTCCTAGCTTCCGTCAGTTCTGCATCCTCTCCAAACATTCCTTTTGCTAAACCACTACCAAAACTACTTCCTACTTTTGATAAAGCATAATTTAATGTAGGATTCTCTGCATCACGAGAAGCTATCGTTGCTAATTCTGAAGACATCTTATCTCTTCTCAGCCTTTGAGCTTTTAGTATGTCCTGTACAGTCGCTCTCTTTGGTGCTGTTGTGGCTGTCTTTTTGTCAAATATTCCCATTAAAATCTTCCTCTCTTATCTTATATTCTTTATTATCAAAGCTGTTATCACGAACCCATTCCAATTCCCCAACCACCAACACCTCCAGCACCTAAAGAGCGTCCTGCACTAGCACCACCACCCTTACCACCACCAAACCATTTATCACCTAATGCTGTACCAGCCGCTTTACCCATAGGACTGAAGAAAGACCCAGCTACACCACCTACCAAACTACCGAGACCACCCTTACCACTCTTTTTCTCTGGTGCTTTTAAATATGCACCTGCTTTTGCTGCTTCACTTAGTGCTCCAGACCTAAGTGATTCAATACCTAGACCTTGATTGATTAGGTTCATCTCTAACTCAGAGATACCAGCACCTTGACCTAAGAGACCTGCACTACCACCTTGTAAGTTCTGTAGGTACTGTTGTTGAGCGTTTTGATTAAGACCGTAAGCACCACTTTGTAATGCAAACAAACCTTGTTGTTCAGCCAATGCTCTTTCTCTAGCACCTGCACTAATACCAGCTAAGGTTTGAGATTGTGCTTGACCTAAACCAAAGGCATCAGGACTAACCATACCACTACCAACCCCAGCTCCCATACTTTCACCAGCTAGACTTAGACCCATACGACCTGTACCG